TTAACAGATTTAGTAACAGATGAGCAGATTTTATTATTAGATCCATATAATGAATTAACTCATGATATGAAAGAATTTGGCACAAGGCAAGATTTGTATATTGAACAACTATGCTCAGAAATTAGAAGGTATTGTAAAAAATCTAAAAAGCATTGTTTATTGACTTTACATCCAGCTAATCAGCAAATAGTAAATGAAAAGGGTGTAAGGTTTTATCCAATGCCTATGGCCAGAGAGGCAGCCGGTGGACAAGCATTATTGCGTAAAGCGATGACTTGGATAAATATGTGGAGGCCTCCTGTTAATTTAAATAATGATAATGGATTCCCTTATAAAGATAATGAGGTTTTAATAACAATTGAAAAGGCTAAACCAAAAGGAGTATCAAATAGAGGTACAATTAGTTTGTTTTTTGATTGGAAAAAGAATAGGTATTATGAGGAAGGTGAGTACAAAGATTTATATGCTTTTGAGCATGAAACTCAAAAAACTCATTTTAGAGAGCCATTAGCAGAAAGTAAAATTCAAGACAAAGATCCTTTTTAATTATGAAAAGTAATTTACAATTAGAATTAGAGGTCGAGGCATATAATTTATATTTCCAAGACAAAATAAAGACATCTGAGGCATTATTATCTTTCGCTGGTATAATATGCCACTTAGAAGGAGATATTGCCTTATATCGCATGAAACATGGCTTAAATGAAAAGATACAGGAGGTTGTAGATAGGAATGAAAAATTAAAACAGATTTATGATCATTTTTATATACTATCTGAGCAGATTGAGCAAATGAAAATGATAGTACGTAAAAACAATGCCAGGATGTTGCAAATGGATGAGGAAAATGAAAAACTAACTAAATTATTAACCAATTATAAATCATGGGAATAAAAGATATTTATTCTGTAAAATCAATAGACAGTTATTTAACTTATGATTGGTTAATAAATAAACATTATGCAAAAAGAATACCTTCAATATCTTATGCGTTTGGTTTATTTAAAAATAATTTATTAAATGGAGTTTTAACAATTGGTAAACCTGCAAGTCCATCATTGTGCAATGGTGTATGTGGTAATGAATTTAGTAAATACGTTTATGAATTAAACAGATTAGTCATAAACGATGGACTTGAAAAAAATACATTAAGTTTTTTTATTTCTCAATCCTTAAAAAAAATTAAAGATGACTTAATTTTAGTAAGCTATGCAGATATGGCCATGAATCATAACGGCTATATTTATCAATCAACTAACTGGATTTATACAGGATTAACAAAAGAAAGAACTGATATTGGTTTTGAGGATGGTTCTCATTCAAGGCATTATGATAAATCATTAGATTACTCATTAAATAGAAAAATCAGAAGTAGTAAACATAGGTATATCTACTTTTTAGGTAATCAAAAAAAAATATTTTTAAACAATCTTAATTATAAAGTTTACTCTTATCCTAAAGGAGAAAATAAACGATATGATGCGAGTTATAAACCAAATATCCAAACACAATTATTTTAAATAATGACAGTAGCAGAAAAGAGTTTGGCATTAAGTTATATACTTAGCCAATTATTAATAGATAACTTAGAAATAGTTTGCTTAGAGGTAAAAGGAAAGCCTCAATACGGGCAGTTAAATGATAAGCTAATGAAATTAAAAGGAGCATCTCGGAATGCTTATAGGATCTTAGAAAAAAATACTGAGGATTTAGATGGATTAAAAAATGATATTGAATTGATATTAGGTAAACTATGGGATTAAAATATAAAAACGTAAAAACAATAATAAATGGAATTACGTTTGACTCTAAAAAAGAGGCTAATTTTTATGGCTTACTTAGGCTAAAAGAAAAGGCTAAATTAATAGATAAGTTTGAGATGCAAGTCAGATATGATTTAGTAGTTAATAGCCAAAAAATAGGTTTTTATAAAGCTGATTTTGTTACCTATAAAAATGGCAAGGTATTGGATGTTATAGATGTAAAATCGGAAATGACAAAGAAACTGCCAGTTTATAGATTAAAGAAAAAATTGGTTAAAGCGATTTATGGATTTGATATTGTTGAAATTTAATACCTTTGGTAAAATTCAGGCAATGATCAGGCAAAGAAATATGCCTGATGGCATAAAATTATGGAAAAAGTAAAGATCTCAGCCATTAAGGCAAACAGTAAAAATCCAAGAGTAATTAAGGATGATAAATTTAAAAAGTTGGTTAAGTCTATCCAGGATTTTCCTGAGATGCTTGAAAAGAGGCCATTGGTTTGTTTTACAGATGTGGATGGTAAATATGTTGTACTTGGCGGCAATATGAGATTAAAAGCTGCGCAAGAGGTTGGACTAAAAGAATTGCCTATTGTTTTAGCAGATGATTGGACTCAGGAACAAAGAGATGAGTTTCTGATTAAAGATAATGTAGGGTTTGGAGAATGGGATTGGGATCAGTTGGCAAATGAGTGGGATGCTGGTAAATTAGATGAGTGGGGATTGGATGTTCCTAATTTTGATGGAGAAGTATTAGAGGCTGAGGAAGATGATTTTGATATTACTCCTCCGGATGAGCCGATTACTGTATTAGGTGATTTATATGAGATAGGTGAGCATCGTTTATTGTGCGGAGATAGTACAGATTCAGATCAGGTTGAAAAGCTAATGAATGGACAAAAGGCTGATATGGTATTTACTGACCCACCTTATAGGGTATCTTTTCAAGGTCAAAGAATAAGTAATACAACCAAAGATGGAGTTGTAATACACGGACATAAAGGAGCAAATACAAAGCATAATGAAATTGAAAACGATTCATTAAGTGAAGATGATTTTAAAGATTTTATGTCAGGTGTATTAAGCAACCTTTTTATGTTTAATAAGGGTGCGTGGTATATATGTTTTGCTTATTCTGAGTTACATCTTCTTTTAAATAGTTTAGTGGATGCAGGATATAAATGGAAAAATATAATTATTTGGATGAAAAATCAAGCTGCTTTATCAAATATGGATTATAAAAGCAGATATGAGCCTATAATTTATGGTCAGCCAGGAAGTTGTTTTTATGGCGAAAGGTATAAACAAGAAGATATTTGGGAATTTCAAAGAACATTAAAAAATGATTTACATCCAACAATGAAGCCTATTCCATTAATTGAGAATGCTTTAAATAATAGTAGTAAGCAGGGAATGAATATTTTGGATTTATTTCTAGGTTCAGGTTCTACAATGGTAGCATCTCATCAACTAAAACGTAAATGCTACGGTATGGAGTTAGATCCTAAGTACTGCGATGTAATAGTAAATAGAATGATAGCATTAGACCCTAATATTGAAATTAAATTAAATGGTAAGCCATTTGAAAAAGCACACTAAATTATATTTAGCTTACTTTGGCTTTGATGTTAGCAATTTTATTCCTTGCGAGATATGCAATGCTCAGGCAATAGATATACATCATATAGAATGCAGAGGAATGGGTGGTACTAAAGAGGTTGATAATATTGATAATTTAATGGCAGTTTGCAGATTATGCCATATTAAATACGGGGATAAAAAAGAATATAAAGAATTTTTAAAGGAGGTGCATAATGATTACAAGTACAGAGGAGGCAATTAAGAGGGGTGGCAATACTCAATTTAAAAAGGGTGTATCAGGCAATCCAAATGGTAAGCCAAAGAAAATACCTCAGTTAGATATATTATTGGCTGATGTATTAGGAGAGGAAAAGGATGGCATTGAGGCGGCTAAAGCAATCCTAATGGCATTACGATCAAAAGCAGTTAAGGGAGATGTTAGGGCCGCTGAGGTATTATTAGACAGGGCTTATGGTAAAGCATCTCAAAACTTAACATTAGATGGAGATATTAATTTTAGAGTTCCGGCTCCAAATGTTTACAATACTGCTCCGCCATTATCACATAGTGAGAACGAAATAGATGTTTGATTGCAGTCCAGTATTTTATGAGAATTATGGGGCTAAAGAAAAGGTCTTAATAAATCAGGGAGGTACTGCATCAAGTAAAACCTATTCTATTATGCAGTTGCTTTACTACAAAGCAATTAATGAGCCTAAATCAGTAATTACAGTTGCTGGTGAGTCATTGCCTAATTTGCGTAAAGGGGCATACAGAGACGCTGAGAATATATTTGTAGATAATAAATTTCTGCAATCTCAATTAAAATTTTGGAATAAGACTGAGCGGATTATATATTTTAAGAATGGATCTCTTATTGAGTTTGTTTCATATGAAAATGAGCAGTCAGCAAAGAATGGTAAGCGCAACTATTTATTTGTAAATGAGGCTAATGGTATAAGCTATCAGATTTATTGGCAATTAGCAATCAGAACAAAAAACCAAATATTTATTGATTATAATCCGACAAATGAATTTTGGGCGCATACTAAGCTAATCGGTCAGCCAGATACAAAACTAATAATATCAGATCATAGGCATAATCCTTTTTTATCTGAGGATGATCATAAAAGGATTGAGGATATAAAAGATTTAGATCAGGAGTTATGGAATGTTTATGCGCGAGGTTTAACTGGTAAAATTGAGGGAGTTATATTTAGAAATTGGGCAGTATGCGAGGCTATACCTGAGGATGCGGAGTTAATAGCTTATGGCATTGACTTTGGATTTACAAATGATCCGACAGGCATAATAGAGGTTTATAAACTATCAGGTGAGTTATGGGTAAATGAGATGTGTTATGAAACAAGGCTTACCAATATGGATATATGCCAAAAGTTGAGAGATTTTAAAGTAAGTCCAGAGCATGAGATAATAGCAGATAGCGCTGAGCCAAAATCAATACAAGAGATTTATGCAGAGGGTTTTAACATTCATGGCGCAATAAAAGGGCCGGACAGTATTAAACAAGGTATTGATATTTTAAAGAGATACAAGATAAATGTAACGGCAAATAGCCATAACTTAAAAAAAGAGTTTTATTCGTACATTTGGAAAAAAGATAAAACAGGCAAAATGTTGAATGAGCCAATTGATGCCTATAATCACCTCATTGATCCATTGAGATATGTGGCATTAAATAAATTGGCATCAAAATTTGTACAGGAATATTCATTTGATTGGTAACTATGGGACTACTACAAAAATTCTTTAAGGCTGATATTAAAAAGGCAGCTGAAAATCAATTACAGGCTTTAATGCCAGGATTGCAACAAAACATAAGCGCTAACCTATATAATCAAAACGTATTTGGTTGGATTGGTAATAATCAGGTAATTGTTGATTTTGAGGACAAAGTAAAATTTGTAGAGCAGGGATTCCAAAAGAATGCAGATGTATATACCTGTATTGATATAATTAGTAAAAAGGTTGCGGAGTGCGCTTATGCTTTATATGAGATAAAGGATGGGGTAACTAAAAAGGATTTAAAGATATATGAGAATATGTCAATGGCTGAGGGTTCGGCTGCTAAGATGAGAACGTTGCAATTAAAAGAGCAGATGTTTAATCAGGTTGAGTCTAATCCAATACTTGACTTATTAGCCAAGCCTAATCCTTTGCAGACTTATGAGGAATGGATGACTGATTTAGCTGGTTTTTATCTTTGTACTGGGGATGGATATATATTCGGTAATGGTAAGGATGAGATGATGACTGAAAAGCAAATATGGTCTCAATTGTATTCTTTGCCATCACAATGGATTGAGATTATTTCAGGCGGAATGTTTGAGCCTATAAAAGGCTATTCATTAACATCTATTTATATTGAGGAGGTTCCATTACCGGCTAATCAGGTTGCTCACTTTAAATCATTTAATCCTGACTTTACATTGACAGGCGCTCAATTATATGGGCAGTCACCAATTAAGGCAATTTATAGAAACGTATTAAAGGAGAATGAAGGGGATAATGAGTTATTAAAGCAAATCCGTAATGGAGG